TTACACAGGATATTAGTGAGTACCGATCTAAACATTAAGCTACTAGGTTGGCAACAAAGTGTCTGGGATAGTAAAGCTAGATTTAAAGTAGTAGCAGCAGGTAGACGTACAGGTAAGTCTCGTCTAGCTGCATACCTACTAATCTTTTACGGCCTACAGGTTAAAGCTGGTCATGTGTTCTATGTAGCACCTACACAAGGACAGGCCAGAGATATTATGTGGCAAGCATTACTTGAGGTAGGACACCCAGTAATCAAAAGCAGTCACATTAATAACTTACAGATTACACTTATCAATGGTGCAACTATATCATTGAAAGGTGCTGACAGACCAGAGACTATGCGTGGTGTGTCATTAAAGTATCTAGTAATGGATGAGTACGCGGATATGAAGCCTGAAGTTTGGGAACAAATCCTAAGACCTGCTCTTGCTGACCAAAAAGGTGGTGCTTTGTTTATTGGTACACCTATGGGGCGCAACCACTTCTACGAACTGTATACCTATGCAGGTTTGGAAGAAGATGAGACATACGAAGCATGGCATTTTACTTCATACGATAATCCGTTACTAGACCCAGCAGAAATAGATGTAGCTAAAAAGTCTATGTCTAGCTATGCATTTAGACAAGAGTTTATGGCTTCCTTTGAAGCACAAGGCTCAGATATCTTTAAAGAAGAATGGATCAAGGTTAGTAGCGAGGAGCCTGACATTGGCAACTACTACCTAGCTATTGATATGGCTGGCTTTGAAGATGCTAATAAGAGAAAGAAAAAGAGCAGACTCGATAACACATCCATAGCTTGTGTAAAAGTAAATGAACATGGTTGGTTTGTAGATAACATTATCTATGGCCGTTGGACATTTGAGGAAACAGCAAGAAAGATATTTGAAGCAGTAGACCACTATCAACCTGCTGCGGTAGGTATTGAGAAAGGTATCTCAAAGCAAGCAATCATGTCACCACTAAGCGATATGATGAAGCAACGTCAAAAGTTTTTTCGTATAGAAGAACTAACACACGGCAACAAGAAAAAGACTGACCGTATTGTAGCTGCTTTACAAGGTCGTTTTGAACATGGAGCTATTACTATTAACGAAGGTGAATGGAATACAGAGTTTTTAGATGAGCTATTTCAATTCCCCAACCCACAAGTACATGATGACTTAATTGATGCACTAGCTTACATAGATCAACTAGCAAATGTTTCGTACTACTATGATTATGAAGAAGATACCTTCGACTTACTAGACCCAATAGCAGGATACTAATTTTATGAATGACGATGATATGATTCACGGCCAGACCTTAGAGTCTTGGGTAATTAACAAGTGTGACCAATGGCGTGACCACTATGAGAGCAACTACGCGGAGATACATGATGAGTACTATCGTATCTGGCGTGGTATCTGGGACAAGTCAGACACTATGCGTGACTCTGAGCGTTCTCGCCTTATCTCTCCTGCTACACAGCAAGCAGTAGAAAGCTCTGTTGCAGAGATTGAAGAAGCTACGTTTGGTCGTGGTAAGTTCTTTGATATTAAGGATGACCTACAAGATCCAAATCCACAGGACATTGGCTTTCTACGCAATCAATTAGACGAGGACATGCACTTTGCTAAGACACGTTCTTCGGTAGCTGAGTGTCTTATTAATGCTGCTGTATTTGGTACAGGTATTGCAGAGCTAGTCTTAGAGGAAGTGGTAGACCTCAAGGCGGCTACTCAACCTGCTCCTGAGACAGACATGATGGCAGTGGGTGTTATGGAATCTGAAAGGTTCCTAGTTAAGTTAGACCCAATCATGCCTCAGAACTTCTTAATCGATCCTCTAGCTACTAACATTGAAGATGCAGTGGGTGTAGCCATCGATAAGATGGTTCCTTACCATCAAGTTAAGCAAGGTATTGATAATGGTATTTACTTGGACGTAGAGGTAGAGAAGGACGTATACGACCCAGAGCTAGAAGATGCCAGTAAGATTACTACGTTATTTAATGATGACATGGTACGCCTAACTAAGTATTACGGCCTAGTACCTACAGAATTACTAAGCAATATTACTGAAGATGATGAAGTAGAAGACATTATCCCAGTGGACAAAGACCAAAGTTACACTGAGGTAATTATGGTTATTGCTAATGGTTCTACAATCCTAAAGATTGAGAACAATCCTTACATGAAGAAAGACCGACCAGTGGTTGCTTTCTCTTGGGACTTAGTACCATTTAAATTCTGGGGTCGTGGCATCTGTGAGAAAGCGTATAACAGCCAGAAAGCATTAGACACTGAGCTACGCGCACGTATTGATGCTTTGGCTCTTACAGTGCATCCTATGATGGCTGTGGATGCCTCACGTATGCCTCGTGGAGCTAAGTTAGATATACGAGCTGGTAAGACTATTCTTACTAATGGTAATCCTGCTGAAATCTTGCAGCCATTTAAGTTTGGTCAACTAGATCAAGTGTCCTTTGCTCAGGCAGGTCAGCTACAATCTATGGTGCAGCAAGCTACTGGTGCTATTGATAGTGCTGGCATACCTGCATCTATTAATGGTGAAGGCACAGCAGCAGGTACGTCAATGGCTTTAGGTGCAATCATTAAACGCCACAAGCGTACGTTGATTAACTTCCAAGAGAACTTCCTAATACCTTTCGTAGAGAAGGCAGCTTGTCGTTACATGCAGTTTGCTCCAGAACTATACCCAGTTAAAGACTACAAGTTTGTAGCTACCAGCTCTCTAGGCATTGTTGCTCGTGAGTACGAAGTAACACAGCTAGTACAACTACTACAAACTATGTCTCCTGAGTCACCAATGTACCCAATGTTAGTAGAGTCTATTGTGGATAACATGGGCTTGTCTAATCGTGAGCAAATTATCGCCCAGTTGAGACAAGTTAATCAGCCTAATCCTGAGCAGCAACAAGCGCAGCAAATGGCACAGCAGCTACAGATGGCTACAGCACAGGCTCAACTAGAGGCTATTCAAGCAACTACCCAAGAAACAATGTCTCGTATTCAGCAGAATCAAGTTGAGACTCAGTTGTTACCAGTAGAAGAAGAAACTAAGCGTATAGCAGCTATGGCTAAGACTATGGGTATGGATGACTTTGAAAAGCTAGTTGAATACGCAAAGCTAGAGCTAAAAGAAAAAGAGCTTGACACTAAAGAAGACATTGTACGTCTACAGATGTCTAGTCAAAAATAAACCTTGACAAAAGGTGTACAATAGTGTATAATAGAGGTATGTCCTATACATTAATATAACAAGGAATAAAAATGATAGACAAAGAAGTAGAAAACTATTACGAAGCCTACTTTGATTTGTTTATGCAAGCAGGTTGGCAGCAGTTTATGTCTGATGTCCAAGCCGCTTCAGATTCAATTCAATTACTTGCAATCCAAGATGCTAAAGAGTTACACCTAGCTCAAGGACAAATGCAAGTTTTTCAACGCCTCCTAAACTGGCAGGATTCCATAACTAATACTTATGATTCCGTAGTAGCAGAGGCAGAGCAAGAGGAGTTAGATGCGTAAGCTATTTGACTTCAAATGCAAAAATGACCACATAACAGAACATTTCACTGAATCCGACCAAGAACAAGTGTTATGTCCTGAATGTGGTCACACATCAACGCGGATAATCTCTGGTACTTCTTTTAAGTTAGACCAATCCTTTGCAGGAGAGTCTATCAAATGGGCAAGAAGACACGAGAGAGCCGCTAAAAACCACTAACTAATTCCACAATACTTTTATAAGTACGGAGAAATCATTAAATGGCTAAGATTATTGATCCTCTTGATAATCAACAAGAGTTAAATCTACAAGAAGACGAAGAACTTGTCAACTTATTTGACACAGATACACCAAAAGAAACAAAAGTCGCTGAGAGTCCTCAGACAACGACTGAAGAAACTAAAACCGAAGAAAGCAGTGTTCCTGATAAATATCAAGGTAAGTCTATCGAGGAGATTGTGCAGATGCACCAAGAAGCTGAAAAGCTGGTTGGTCGTCAGAGTTCTGAGGTTGGTGAGCTTCGTAAAATCGTAGATGACTTTATCAAGACAAAGGCAGACGAAACTAAGCAACCAGAAGTCCCAGATAATTCGTCAGTAGACGATTTAGACTTTTTTGAAAATCCTAATGAAGCAGTAAGTAAGGCTGTATCCAACAGTTCTGAAATGAAGCAGATGAAGGAGCTACTTGCTAAAACAAAACAGCAAGAAGTTCTAGCACAGCTTCAGAGCCAACATCCTGACTATGTAGACGTTATCCAAGACGATGAGTTTGCTAACTGGGTGAAGGCATCTGATGTAAGGATAGAGCTACTACAACGAGCTGATAAATACGATCTTAATGCTGCTAACGAGCTGCTAACCAACTGGAAGCAGATTAAAGGCGTTAAACAAGTTACGCAACAAGATCGTAAGCAACAGATCAAAGCAGCTTCTACAGGTGGTAAAGGTTCTGGCGAGCCTACCTCAAGAAAGATTTATAAACGTACTGACATAGTTCAACTAATGATAAGTGACCCAGAACGCTATAAAGCTAATGTCGATGAATTTGACAGAGCTTATAGAGAAGGTCGCGTTAAATAATCTAACTTATAAAGGTATATAAAAAATGGCAGGTTTAGGTAATTCAAATCACGTCACACCAACCAATGTGGATGCTTTTGTCCCAGAGATTTGGTCAGACGAAATCGCAGCAGCTTACAAGTCTAATCTTGTAATTGCTAACTTAGTAAAGAAAATGAGTCATGTTGGCAAGAAAGGTGATACACTTCACATTCCTAAGCCAGTACGTGGTTCAGCTACTGCTAAGGCAGAAAACACTCAAGTAAACCTAATCGTTGGTGCTGATACAGACTTTACAGTTTCTATCGACAAGCACTACGAGTACTCACGTTTAATTGAGGACATCACTGACGTTCAAGCTCTACCATCACTACGTTCTTTCTACACAGAAGACGCTGGTTATGCTCTAGCTCGTCAGATTGATTCTGACTTAGGTAATCTAGGTAACTCACTATCTGGTCGTTACTACATGGACGCTGGTGCTACAGGTGCGTTGACAGCTTATGCTGCTGACACAGTTTTAGCTGCTGACGTGTTCACTGATGTAGGCTTCCGTACTGCAATCCAACTACTTGATGACGCAGACGTACCTATGGACAATCGTTTCATGGTTGTTCCTCCTTCAGTTAAGAAGGACATTCTAGGTATTGACCGTTTCAACAGTTCTGACTTCGTTAATGGTCGTCCAGTAGAGAATGGTCTAATTGGCGAAATCTACGGTGTTAAAATCTATGTATCTACTAACCTACCTGAAGTCGAAAGTGCTGCTGAAAACGGTGCTAACGGTCGTGTAGTTGGTGGTATTCTAGGCCACCGTGATGCGTTTATCCTTGCAGAGCAAATGGGTGTACGTGTTCAGACACAATACAAGCAAGAGTTCTTAGGTGACTTGATGACTGCTGATACAATCTATGGAGTTGCAGAACTTCGTGATGGTGCAGCTTTACAACTGGTCTTCGCTTCTGACGCTACTCCAGCATTAGCAGCACCGTAAGACAATTTGTAAGTAATATGAGGAGAGGTGGGAAACTGCCTCTCTTTTACTAAGGAAATTATTTACATGAGTCCTAAGAATGAGATAGACCCAGTAGAGTATGGGAAGCTACTTAGTAAAGTAGAATCATTAGAAGAAAAGGTAGGCTCAATGGAGCTTGACCTAAAAGAATTATTAGAACTAGCCAATCGGTCGCGTGGCGCATTTTGGGTAGGTCTTAGTTTAGCATCGTTTATGGGTGCTTTGGCCACTATATTATTTAAACGATTTTTGGGGTAGTGCATGGCAATATATCGAGGTGATGGTGGAGCAGGTGATGCAACCACTGACATTACAATCAATGCTGTAACTGCAAAAGCATCTGAAGCCGCTACTTCCGCTACCAATGCTGCAAACTCAGCTACTAGCGCATCAACATCAGCGAGTAACGCAGCAACTTCAGCAACAAACGCAGCTAACAGTGCGACAAGCGCAGGTACATCAGCTACCAGTGCAAGCACTAGCGCGACTAATGCTAGTACATCAGCGTCAACTGCTAGTACAGCAGCAACTGATGCACAGACAGCTCAGACAGCAGCAGAGCTAGCAGAGACTAACGCTGAAACTGCTGAAACTAATGCTGCAACATCAGCAACTAATGCTGCCACTTCAGAAACCAATGCAGCTAGTTCTGCAAGTAGTGCATCTACATCTGCTTCTACAGCTACTACACAAGCAAGCAACGCAGCTACTAGTGCTACCAACGCTGCTACTTCAGCCACTAATGCTGCTACTAGTGCATCAGCAGCCAGTACGTCAGAAACTAATGCTGCTAATAGTGCCAGTGCAGCAAGTACTAGTGAGACTAATGCAGCCAGTTCAGCTAGTGCTGCCGCAGCTAGTGCAGTAACTGCTGCTAGTTTTACTCCAGACCAAACAGGTAACTCAGGAAAGTATTTAACTACAGATGGCAGTGTTACTTCTTGGGGTGTTGTTAGTGCAGGTGCTACAGGTGGTGGTGATGACAGGGTGTTTTGGGAAAATGACCAGACAGTAGATACAAACTACACTATTACTACAGGCCAGAACGCTATGACTGCTGGCCCAATTACTGTATCAAGTGGTGTTAGTGTTACAGTTCCTTCTGGCTCAACTTGGATTATTGTATAATGGCTCTTAAATTATTTAACGACAGTGGTGTTGCTAAACTTCAAGCTAAAGATGGTGAAGAAAGTATCACAGCTACAGCAGATGGTGCTGTAAAACTTTACCATGATAATGCAGAAAAGTTAGCAACTACTTCAACAGGTGTGGATGTAACAGGTACAGTAACTACTGATGGTTTGGCTGTTAATACCGGTGCCGTTGGCGGTACAGCAGGTAACGAAAAAGACTTTGCATTATTTGAATGTGGTGCTTCTGACGTACGCCTTCGTGACATTCGTCATACAGATGGGGCAACATGGACAACAACAGAAACAAGACTTCACTATTCTGTTGATGATAACCCAAATAAGCAGATGTGGCTTTCTTTTTACAACCCAAATAGTGATACTTCTAATAACGTCATACGCTTTGGTGAAGGTGACAATGATGAATGGGTACGCATAGAAAATGGCATAGTTAATGTTCTTGGCGGCACTATTGAGTTGAATGGTAATGAAATTAACGGCGTCCAAGTTACTATTGCTGATAATGCTTTTGCCACAATCACCCCAACAGGTCGTTATGGCGGTTATCTGTCTATATCTGCACAAACGCATGGTGTATTTCCACAGCATCCATATTCTGCCTTTCTTTTTTCGGACTTTGGTAATTCTCCTTTTAGTTCGGCTATAAATACTGGGGTTAATTTTAATATAAGCACTGCTGGCCCACCTACAGGGACGACTGGGACGGATGGAAAGGTGACTTTGTTTCTTGGCGGAACATCTGGAACATATTATTTGGAAAACAGAGTAGGTTCTTCAAACACATTCCAAATAACATTAATATAAGAGGTTAAAATGTCAGCACAATACACAGCACAACAAATTGAAGGCGTCAATAACGGATGGTATGTCTTTCACAACGAAACAGGCAAAAGACATATTGTTTTCTGTAATGAAAATGAAAACACAGCAGAAGATGCCGTAGCACTGCTGACAGAAGAACCTAATGAAGACGTAGGTGTATAAATGGCAATAACATTAGATGGTACTAATGGTGTAACAACACCTGACTTAACAGTAGATACAGATACGCTTACTGTAGACACTACTAATAATCGTGTTGGTATTGGTACTAGTAGTCCTAGTGCCGTTTTAGAAGTTGCAAAAGACGCAGACCCATCAATTAGGCTAAACGATATAGCTAACTGGGCAGTAGACCTACACAACTATGGTTCAGTTGGTGCATTTGCTATTGATAATGGCGGCACAGAACGTCTGCGTATTGACAGCAGTGGTCGTGTAGGTATTGGTACGACTTCGCCGTCTGCTAAACTTCATTTGCAGGGGGCGAGTGCTTCGGCAGTAAACACCGACTTTATTTATAGAACATCTGGCGATAATACAAATAATTATCAAATTGTTGGTTTATATAATGCGTCAGGTGCTACTTCTGGCTCTTTTCCAAATCAATCAGTTGGTTTTTCATCTGAGGTAAACGGTGGTTTTGGAGTTTCTGGTGGATTTGTACTTAACACAGATGTAAATGGTGGGCCGTTGATATTTGGCACAAGTAACACAGAACGAATGCGTATTGACAGCAGCGGTAACTTGCTGGTGGGGCGAACAGCAAACACAGACAATGCTACGTTTTGCGTTGACCAAGATGCGTCAGGTGGAAATATTGGCATAAGCACCATTACAACAAATACAAGCACACGTTTCCATCATTTGTTTAGAAATGGTAATGGTCAGGTTGGTGCTATTTCTACATCAGGTTCAGCAACTACCTATGCAACATCATCTGACTACCGCTTGAAGGAAAACGTTACTAACATCACTGACGCAACTGCACGACTTAAGCAACTCAACCCTGTTCGTTTTAACTTTATTGCAAATGCGGATATTACCGTTGATGGTTTTCTTGCCCACGAGGTTCAGGACATTGTACCAGAAGCTATTACAGGCACACACAATGAGGTAGATGACGATGGCAATCCTATCTATCAGGGCATTGACCAAAGCAAATTAGTGCCGTTGCTGGTAAAAGCAATGCAAGAACAACAAACTATAATAGATGATTTACAAGCACGTATTACAGCATTAGAGGCAGGTGTATAAATGAGTACAGTTAAATCAAGTAGTGAAGACCTAACCTTAAATGCAGATGGTGCAGGTAACGATGTAGTAATTCAAAGTAATGGAACTACTACAGCTACTTTTACTGCTTTTGGTTTAAATACAACAACAGTAGACTTAGGTAATTGGACAATAACAGAATCAGCAGGCGTATTGTACTTTGCCACTAGTGGTACTAACAAGATGAAGTTAGATGCTTCAGGTAATCTAACAGTGGTAGGTGATGTAACAGCTTATGGAACTATATAATGGCATTACAATCTTCTGGTGCTATATCGTTAGGTGATGTAGAAGGTGAGTTTGGTGGTACTGCTCCAACTAGCCTATCTGAGTATTACTCTGCTGCTGCTGGGGTACCTGCAAGTGGCGAGATAAGCCTTACTGACTTTTATGGTACTAGTAATCGAGTAGCTATTAACATTACACTGGGTAATACCTCTAACTATAATCTGTACGATAATCGTGGTGGTACTTATGTTGCAGGTAGTTCTGACATAACACTAACAATTAGTGGTACTGTTTCAGCAACTAGTACAGCTACCGCAGCATTAAGAACAGGAACTTTTGCATCTGGCGATACTGTAACTATTATTAACAATGGTGCAGTTAGAGCCTTTGGCGGTAATGGAGGTGCTGGAGGTTCAACTTCTGCTGGTGCGGCAGGTGCTGCTGGTGGACATGCTATTGATTTAGGTTTTGCAACCACACTGACTAACAACAACCTTATTCAAGGTGGTGGTGGAGGAGGCGGTGGTGGTGGCTCTTGGAATTATAGTGAAAGTCAGCCAAAAGGCTCGCCAATTCCACGCTCTTATGGCGGCGGCGGTGGCGGTGGTGGCTCTGGTGTAGGTCTTGGTGGTGCTGGTGGTTATGGTTTTACAGGTAGTGGTGCTGCTGGCGCAACAGGTGGGGCTGATACTGGCGGTGCTGGTGGTGGCGGTGCGTCTGCTGCTGGTGATGGTGGAGCAGGTGGTAATCGTGGTGTAGCTGGTGCAAATGGAGCAGCCCAAACATACGCAGGTGGTACAGGTGGTGCTGCTGGTAAGGCTGTTTTACCTAATGGTAATACGCTAACATTAACAAACAATGGTTCGATATTTGGAGCAACAGCGTGATATTATTTAGAGTATTTATAGAAAACAAAACAGTAATCAATAGAGTTTACTGGGCAGAAAGCGCAACAGAACAAGAATTAGCTGATAGGCTGTCTGAAATTACTGACGTATTTACTAGTGAGGCTTTTCCATATCCACCAGCAATCTTAGGTAAAGATTTATATGATAACGTATCTACGTTGCATCAATGCTCACCAGATAATAACAGTGCAGTTGCATCTAAGGTACAAGGTAATCTATTACTAGACAAAGACTTTATTCGTTATATCTATGACTTAGATACTAACACTAAGACTTACGAGATATTCTATAAGGATGATGCAGCATATTCTATGCAGCCTTTAGGTGCTGGTCTTACTGTTTATCGTATCTCTGATATGTTTGATGCAGATATGAATAACTTAGGTAAGCAATCTGTATATGTTCAAGGCAGTAACGTAGATGTGTTTGCTTGGGCTAACAGTCTTAATCCTAACATAGTAATGCCTATCTCTGTAGATAAAGAGTTACACCCAGACGATAGTTATCGTTTTGAGTTTAATACTAATAGAGAGTTAGTATCAGTACAGTTGTTTGCACACCTTACTAGAACAATGGTATGGAACGCAGCAGGTACAGAAACTTATGTTGAGTATACTGCTGATTATGCTGATGAGCTAACTAACTTAGCAGATACAGAGATTGTTGTTGCTCGTTACGACCAGTTTGGTAGTCGTATATGTAGTGACCCAAATAGATAATGAAGGATTGGGGTATAGGTTCTACTCATGTAATTACTAGGTTAGGTAATAACATGATTAAAAGATGGGGTATATGGACACCATACTTCACTATACTACTTAGTAAGATATACCCAATAGAACAGATATACCATAACCACGAAGGTAACTTTGTATCTTTCTTACTAAAAGGTAGTTACTGGGAAGACGTAGAAGTAGCAGGACTTGTTACTACTAGGCACTCTAAGTTTATTAATGTAGTAAGGAGTGACGAGTACCATAGAGTACATTGTGATGAGCCTGTTTGGACATTACTCTTTATGGGTAAGAAGCAACAAGACGTTACAGCTAAGTGGCGAGATAAAGTTTATCCTTACACTAGACTGACAAAGAGATATAAATAATGGCAGCTAAAAAGAAAGATTCACGATTAACTAACGCAGGTGTAGCAGGCTACAACAAACCTAAGCGTACACCTAATCACCCAAAGAAGTCTCATGTAGTAGTAGCTAAAGAAGGCGACAAGGTTAAGACCATTCGTTTTGGTGAGCAAGGAGCTAGTACAGCAGGTAAAGCCAAAAGTGGTGAGTCTGACCGCATGAAGGCTAAACGTAAATCATTCAAGGCAAGACACGCAAAGAACATAGCTAAAGGTAAGATGTCTGCTGCTTACTGGGCTGACAAAGTTAAATGGTAATACTTTACATTACCTCCAAAATATGGTATAATATTCTATGACTTACTTAGAAGTAGTAAACAATATATTAAAACGGTTAAGAGAACGAACGGTAGCTACGGTTAATGAGTCTACTTACTCATCCTTAATTGCTGTACTTGTTAATGACGCTAAGG